AGATGTTACGACCTCTGGCTACATTCTCAAGCAACTCAAGGTTAGTCTTGTTTGTACTAAAGCCATTAGCACTAACCCACTTAGCGTTGGGTGCTTTAAACTTTAACCCTGCTACATCAGGAGTATCGCTAAAAATATAGCCAACACCTGTACAGTCAGGACACTTGCTAGGTTTAGCAAAAGGTTTACCGTCTTTCTTTGTCTTGCGTATCATACCACGACCAGAGCAAACTCTGCACTGCTTGGCTTGCTTCTTGTACATAATACTAGAGTGCCACGCTACATTCTCCCTGTAGTCTGTGTTATTCATGTATGGCTCAAACTGATTACCCCACATAGCTTTATCGTTAGGCTTACGACTATAGATAACCCACGATAACTGCTCTGGACTATTAAGATTGATAGGATAGTCACCCATTAACTCACGGCATTGTTTGTCAAGACTCTGTACTAGTGTAGCACGTTCAGTCTCAAACTCCTTACGCACATCTTCAAGCACAGTAAGGTCTACAGAAAAACCACGTTGATATATACGTGCCAAACATACAGCTACTTCATCTGTAAGTTTAGCTGTAGCACTAAGCATAGAATCAGTTGTAGCTAGTCTATGCTGTAGCTTGTTAGCAAGCTGTTGTGTAGCATGTAGGTCAGCAGATAAATACTCCGACAGTTCATCAACAGGTATGTCTCTAGTTGAATATCCTTTCTTGAAGTATTCCTTTAGAGTGTCCTGTTTTTTGGTAGCCAGTTCAAACCTTTCGGCACAGGCTTCAAGAGACAGTGGTTCTTTCAACCCACGTTGTAAAACGTAAGTGTTAAGCATGGTATCAAATACCTTACCGTCATACGTGAACCCAGATTCCCACAGCCACATCAAATCGTGTGGTGCATTGTGCATAATAAGAAGTGTTGTTGCGTCTAACATTCTCTGCACTATCTCTTTGCCTGACGGTGTAGGCTCTCTTTCTGCATGGTCAAAGGTAACAATAGTTTCCTTACCAGACTCACACAACATACCTATCATAGTCAGACTATTATCTGGTTCAAATGGGTCTAGGTGTAGCTTGCCACCACGATGAGTAACAGTGTTTTCTACATCAAGAGTTAGTTTCATTAGTTAATACTTTCATTTAAAGAGTGAATAGGTAAATTATAACAATCTGCTCTAACTGTAAAATTATTTGATGGGTCTATTTCTCCTTTACGTAAAAAGGTAGCGTCCTCAAAATATTGTTTTTTAGACATAGCTCCTAGAAACCAACCAATACTGAAGTCTTTTTTTACACGTGTAAAAACATACCAATCGCAAGCCTGTTTAGAACTTGTTTGTGCAATACTACAATCATAATGTGGTAAAGGTTTAACTGTAGTTTGTTTAGTTTTTACATCTACTTTTATATTATTATCTAATAAAATATCATACTGATAAGTATTTTCCCACTTACCACCAATTATATCTAAAGCAATTTGTTCTCCTATAAAACCTGCAATGTTTCCATTACCACGTAATATAGAGTTATTTATTGCTCCCATTTCTTTTGCTTTATTTCTTGCTTTTATTAACATATCATCAGTAATTTTTACTTCTATCATGCTGTGTACCTCGCTGTTTTGTAGTTAAGATCACAGTGTACAACACCATGCCAACCTGTGAGTTTGTTCTTAACAATATTTAAATGCCGTTGTGTGTCTTCTTCCTCTTGCCCTTCTACCACAGGGTTCTTGGCAATCAATACCATCAGGTCTGCTTCAGCAGCTTTACCTGTACGTGAGCCTTCCATCATAGATTGGTTCAAGAGTATCTTGCCCTCTGCATCAGCCGATAACTGTGACATATATATCATAGCACAGCCATACTGTTTAGCTATCATCCTTGCATGTATAGCATTGGCTTTGAGTGCCTCGTCAGGTCTAGCAAACCCTGCTGTGGTGGCAAACTTGTCACCCATGTCAAGTATTACTATGTCAGGATTAAAAGATTTACACATGCTCTCAACCCAATTCATATCGTAGCCTGACACATCTTTAAACTTTACATTATTTCTAATCTGATTGAACCTGTCCATAGCTTGATGTTTATTGTCTGCTACTTGATACTTGTCCATATCATTTGCAGCCGTAATGTATCTGTGTATAACTCTGTGATGTCCCTCTTCATTACACAGCACAGCTACCTTTGCTCCTTGGTCTGCAAAGCCACCTTGACCTGCAACTAAAGACGCATGAAAAGATGTCTTGCCTGTGTTAGGTCTTGCACCTATCTCAATCAAGTGACCTGCATTGATACCCTCAACCTTACGTGTCAATGAGGGTAGGTTAAATGTCCACTGAGACTCAAGTTTATTCATCGACAGTATAGTATCAAAGTCAGAGTCTTCCCACGCAACATTTAATGTTGGAGTAAAGTCATCACTATACTTCTCAAGTATGAGTCGCAGAGGTTCTAGGTTACTCTTAGAGCCATTGACATAATCAAAGCCAAGGTTTGCTATGTCCTCACCCACTACCTGTTGAAATAACTTAGACAAAACATCTTGAGCTACGTCATTGCCTAACGGCTGTTCTCTTTTTATCTTACTAAACAGATGAGAGTACGCCTCTTTCTGTGCAGTTGTAAGAGTTGCATTTGTAGATAAGAACAGTGCCTCTATTTCGTCAGGTGTAACATTACGTTCATACCTTTGCATTGCTGTATCTACAGATCGTTTAATCTTTTGTACATCTTTACTAAACAATCTGTCTGGACATCTAGCTCCACGATGTTCATCGTAAAACTGTTTATCCATTAAACTTCTAATCAGTCCTAATTCCATACATTATACTCCTGTGTTGATCTAAATTTTCTAAGTCAGTCGGGTTTCTATACTTGAGGTCATCTTGCAGATTCATAACTCTAACACTGTCAACATAACCTCGTAACTCTTTAAAGAACTTCATAGCCTTGGGTGTTGCGTCAGGGTCTAAAGCTATGATTGCCGTTGAGAACTGCGACAAGTACCTCTTGTGTGATTCAGACAGTGATGTACCCAACACAGCCACCCCGACATATACATTACTGCCTACAACCGCAGCACTTACACAGTCCTCAACAACTACTGCGACTGTACCACAACCATGTACGTATGGCAAGTCACTTTTACCGTATCTCTTCCATTTAGGGAGTCTTTTTCCTAATGCACGACCTGTTGCGTCAATTATTTTGCCACTGTGACAAATAGGAAACACAACTCTGTGATCTCTCACATCGTACATTAGCTCAACTTCATCCTCATCAAGACCATACTGATCTCTGAATGGCTTGACCTCGTTGGAATGAGATACGATAAACTCTGGCAGGACAAACTCTTCCTTTTGCTGACGTTGTGCGTGGGGTGCAAGTGAGTTACGAATGTCATCAACCGACAGTCTGACCCTCGCACCACCAGACAAATCACACCCTGCTTTGTAGCAGTTCCACATAAGTTTGCCCATATTATTTGTAGCGGTAAATGTTTTTACACCGTAACAGGAAGGACAATCCATTCTCTTAGTCTCTCCATCACGTATGTTTAAATCACTTACTATATTATATATATTATTCATATAACTTACTCCTAGTAGTAAGTGCGTTATTAGCACTTGTAAATGTGTTCTTCATGTAGGGTTTAACAGACGCAGGATTAGCGTGACCTGTCACAGACATAACTTGAGGTAAGGGTACACCTGCTTCTACCATTTCAACAACCCCTGTTCTTCGTAAGTCCATTAGCCGTAAGGTTTCTGGCAGTCCGACATTACGCATAACCCTTCTGCCAACCTTAGACATTTGCATCATGCTATACGGCATGTACTCACCACCTATAGGCTTTGGTATCGGTGCTACGTAGTCTTGAAACTTCCATGTGTCATGTTGCTCCTTCAACATTTGGTTTAACTCTAAACTAATTGGCAAGAATACTTCAGCCCTACGCTTAGATTGTTCTAGGTATAGCTTACCTTCCTCTAAGTCTATGTTTTTCCATACTAAAGTACGCATGTCTCCTATCCTCTGACACCATTCATATGCCATCTGTACAATTAATCCGACACTTCTAGTGTCAAAGGAACTGTACGCCTCATCAAGAAAAGATATAACATTGGCTTTTGTCCAGACAACTTTACGTTGTGCAGGTTTCTTTCGCTTAATGCTAGAGAAAGGATTTCTTGTAGCATGTTCCATGTCCATAGCGTAGTTGTATACCTTAGACATACAGGTACATACATGATTAGCAAAGCTAACACCACGTTCAACCCATTCTTCGTAGGTTTGTTTGGCAAACTTGGGTGATATGAGGGCATACTTTTTGTTACCTAGTGACATATTTGCAACAGTTAAGAAATATTTATAGTCTTCTTTAGAAGTTTCCCTTAACATTTTAAAATCGTTGGACTG